GCTCCCGCCTCATCATTGGGGCGGTAGTTTTTTTATAAACCATTTTCTATATTATCAAAATCTATTTCAGTTTGACCATTATTCCTATCAACCATTCTATTGAAATTGCTCTTAAATTCATTCCAATTGTTAGAAATATTCATTAATGCAATTACTTTATAGATTTGAGCAGTCAAAGCAGGGTGCCCTATATCAGGTGTTAAACTTTGAAAGAAACGAGCCGTATAGTTACCTTCCGCACTTTTAGGTGTTTTGCTTTTCAATTCTTCTAATACACCTTTTGGAAGCTGCTTATATATGAGTTCGTTTGTCCACTTTCCTATTACACTGGGGCGTTTTTGAATGCCTTTTACAGTATAATCCCATTTATTCAATCTGAAAATTTCATAATAGAAGACATCAGGAAAAAGTTTTTGCCACTTCAAAAGCTCCTCATTTATGTATGCTTTTAAGATAGACTGTAAGGCATCTCGTTCCCTTTCATATTGGTAACCAGTAGCCTCATCAACAAGAGCTGTAATACCTACTCTTGCAAATGCTCTAATAAGAATTTCACATTGGTCAGCAATAATCCTTTGACGAACAGAAAGCTCAATTGATTTACGAGCCTCAAGAAATGCCTCACAAATATCTGCCAAAATAGTAGCCTCATATCCGTTAATTTTTTGAGTTCCTTTATAGCAAATTATAGGATTAAAGTGGTCCAGCTCCTTGTCCTTGTAAATAAAAGGATTAAGACTCTTTTGGTTCAAATATCTGTTCAATCGTGTCCCTGCAGTTTGCTTGCCGTCTTCCGTCTCATCTACCATTTTCAAAGCCTCTTGCATACCGCGACCTGATAGTACCCTTGTACCATCTTGAAGTACATAGCAAGGTATAGAAATACCTCCTAAATTCAAAATACCTTCGTGAGATATGTTATGATTATTTTCCATATAAAAACTTTTTTTATTCCTCACCTTCTTTTACCTGCTCCTGCTCAAAACGTTCTTTCAGCTGCATACTATCAGCCTCCTTACGTACAAGGTACTCAATAAGGTTCGCTTGCGACATTCCTTTTTTGTCGGCTAATTCTTTGAGGAGAGTAATGAAACTATCCGATACTCTAATGTTTAATGATTTGTCTTTTCTTCGTGCCATAATGTTAAGTATTACATTCCGCAGCAAAGGTAAAATGTATTTTTATATGTATATACATTAATCTACACATTTAACAAAAGTTTAACATTAAAAACTTTTAAGTATAGTAAAATGTATATACCTTTGCACCGTCAAAATGATAGAACAAGTAATAACATTAAACACATTAATAGTATGAAAGCATTAGAATTAAAAGACCTCAAAGAGGGCAACGTTTATGAAATGATAGATAAAAACAGCGACTACGTTACTTATATAAACGTGCTAAATGTAGTAAATGAAGAAGATGTATTTGCCGATTTCGTTTGCGTATCTTATGATATACGAGGCAACGTTGGCGCAGCAAAATTTAGCAAAGGGGGTTATTTACCTAACAAGAATTTAAAGTTTAAAAAAACAACCCGCGAAAAGTTTAATACAGTAGTAAGTCAATTAAAAGACAGTTTAACATTCTAAAAAAACAGACCTAAGCAAGTCTTTAAACTGCTTTTAAACTCAATTTAATAACCTTTTAAATCTATATCAAAATGAAAGCATTAGACAAACAAGAGACTCAAATATATTACGAATGGTGCTATAATAATTACGAAGTACACACTAAGTTAGAACTCAAAGGGCGTGGTATAAAAAAATCAGAATATACTGAAGGTATCTACTTTGTAACCCCCAAAGCACTTGAAAAACTTGAAGCAAAATACACTTGCGCACGTTATGATGTTCATTCGTTAAACAACTAACCACACCGCCCTGAGCAAGGCACAAAAAGGCTCAATATCTTAGTAATAAACTTAATACCTATATCAAAATGAAAGTAGAAACAAAGTACAACGCAAACCAAACAGTGTTTTTTATGCACGAAAATAAAATTAAGAGCGGTGAAATTGCAGTAATAAACATTAAAGTAGTCGCTAATGATAATAGCATTAACATTACTTACAAAATCTTTAATTATCAGAATGATACATTTGCTGAAAGTAAAATTTTCAGCACCAAAGAAGAACTATTAGACTATTTAGCTAACAATTAAAAAAACACTATCAAAATGAAAAATACCGACAAAAAGAACGTTTTTACACTTGCTTGGCAGTTTGCACGCCAAACAGGGCTATCATTCAGCGAATGCCTCAAAAAAGCGTGGGCAAATATCAAACTCAAAAGCAAAATGAGCACCCAGATAGTACGCTTTTACTTTCAAAAAGTAGACGGCTCAACCCGTGAAGCGTGGGGTACATTACGCCCCGATTTGCTACCTCCTACCCAGCATAACCGCAAAAGCAATGACACCGTACAAGTATACTTTGACACCGAATGCCACGAGTATCGCTGTTTTAAGAAGTTTAACCTTGTAAGTATCGCATAAAATCACTATATTTGCACCACACAAAAAAAATGTCAAAAAAATGTCAAACTATCAGCAAACAATATAGCAACAATCACCGTACCTTTGCCCTACCAGCGGGGTAGAGCAGTAGGCTAGCTTGCGTGTTTAACTTGCACGAGGTCGCTGGTTCGAGTCCAGCCCCCGCAACTAATAAAATATTGTAGTATGAAAATATTAACATTACAAATCAAACGCCCTTATTTAGAAGATATTCTATCAGGGACAAAAGCAAAAGAGTATCGAGAAATTCGACCAAAGAATGCCGATAAGTACATTATTCAAAATCCAGAGGCTGAAGATGAAGACCAGTGGTTGCAGCCGGTAAATTATGATGCTATTAGGTTTTTCAACGGTTATGCAACCGACCGCCCTGAAGTCGTTATCGAAATCACCAACTCTGAAATAGAACTATCCGTCGATGAAAATGGTGAAGAAATCACCTACGAAGAAGATGGACAAGAGTACATCGAAGCCCAAATGGTTTATACATTAGGCAAGGTGCTAAGCAAGAAAAATATTTAATAACCCTTTAAAACATTCAGCTGAGTTAGAAAGACACAAATCCAAAAACAAATTAACAAACTATCGGGCATTAGTCGAGTAGCCCGATATGGTAGAAATCAAAAAGGTCAAGCGTTGTCAGTACAACAACGTAGGCGAAACGTATATGCTGCTTTTAGAAAACAAGCAGGACTTTCAGCGGGTTAATCTATGAATATCTACCAACACACACAGCAAGTAATAGACACGGTTAAGGCTAAAACTAACCGTGTTTTGCTATTTTATTCTTGTGGCAAAGACAGCATCGCACTGCTACACTGGTGCGCTCAAAACTTCGATGAAGTAGTATGTGTATTTATGTACTTTGTAAAAGACCTTGAACATATCAATAAATACATAAACTTCTCAAAAAAGCAATACCCTAACATTTCATTTATACAGAGACCTCATTACGCCCTTACTTATATCAATAAATCAGGGTTATTCTGTACTCCTCAAAATACACGTATACTCAAACTATCCGACATAATACAATCAGTACGCATCGAAACACAAATTGAGTACGTATTCTTAGGAATGAAGCAGTCTGATAGTATGAATAGGCGCATAATGTTACGACAATACGAAATGCAAGCCATTTCACCTACAAAACTCGTGTATCCTTTTTCTTTATGGAAAGACAAAGACGTACTTCGATATATTAGTAACAACCGATTACCTAAACCCATACAATACAGCAATAAAAAAAGTAACGGAATAACCTTTGACCTTGATGTATATCTATACCTACGTGAGCATTACCCTAATGACTTGCAAAAAATATTAGATGTTTATCCATTATCTGAAAAAATACTATTTGATTATGACCAAAAAAACAAAAACACAAAAGGAACTATACAAGCAAAGTGAAACAATCACTATACAACGCTCACAAATAAACTTTGCCCCTTTCAATCCTAAAAAGCATACAGATGAGCAAATCGCACAAATGCGTAAAAACATCAAAAACGTAGGATTTTTAGGTGGCATAATTTGGAATGAGCAAACCTCAAACCTCGTAGATGGGCACAAGCGGGTAATGTCCCTTGATATTATACACAAGTACGATGGAACGCCCGATACCGACTACAAAATCAAAGTAGAAAAAGTATCTTTTGACCTTAAAACAGAAAAGGAACAAAACATATTTCAAACACGTTCACGTACCGAACTTGATGAAGAACTAATGCGCTCACTCATTCCTGATATTGATTACCTCAATGCAGGGCTTGATGATTATGACCTCAATCTATATGCGGTCGATTACTCTTCCTTTGAGGTACCCGACCTATCACAAGCTATAGAAGAAGCATATGCTCCCATAAAGCAAGAAAAAGACATTGAGAGAGAAATATCCAATGAAGAGAAAAAGCAGCAAGTCAAAGAAGCAAAAGAAGCTATCAAACAACAAGCTATTGAAAAAGCCCAAAATTTAGATGCTTACGTAACGCTTTCCTTTGATAACTGGAAAAACAAAGAAGCCTTTATGCTCCGTATGGGGTTTGACCCTGAATTTAAAATGATAAAAGGGGAAACGCTATCGGCAAAGGTAGAACGCATAGACTAATAACATTTAATAACTTTTGATATGAAACCCCGTAAGAAAATAGATAACGAAAAATACACCGATGAGGAACTAAAACAAGCCCTTATCAAAGCCAACGGACAGCCTACTAAGGCAGCCGAAATACTTGGTGTTACCTATCCGTCTGTATATGGGCGTATTCGTAAAAACCCAGAGTTGGAAATGGTACAAAAAGCCTACCGAGCACGTACCTTTAACGATGTGTCTAACTTGGTGTCAGTCATTGCTATTATGGGTGTTATCCGTGAGCCTCTTACTGATGAAGACGGCACAGTAATTCCTAACAAATTCCGTGAAGTCCCCGTTGATTATCGTACCCGTATGACAGCAATGCAAACTGTACTATCCACCTTCAAAACCGACGACGGCATCCGTGACGAAGTTTCCGTACAAGGTTCTATCGACATCGCTCAGTGGCTTAAGAGTAATAGCAAAAGTAATGATTAAAACGCAACTCGTATATAACCCCCTATATCTGAATAAAGATAAGTTCATCACTATCCTTTCAGGAGGTCGAGGCAGCGGCAAGTCGTACAACGCTTCTACCTTCTTGGAACGCTTATCTTTTGAAGCAGGGCACAAGATACTATTTAGCCGTTATACTATGGTATCAGCCCATAGTTCTATTATCCCAGAGTTTGAGGAAAAGATAGAAGCAGAGGGTACTGGGGCGTATTTTAATATTACTAAAACAGCTATCAAAAACACCTTTTCAGGCTCTGAAATACTCTTTAAGGGTATCAAAACCTCATCAGGAAACCAAACCGCTAACCTTAAATCATTGCACGGTATTACCACTTTCGTAGGTGATGAAATGGAAGAATGGCTATCAGAAGAAGACTATGAGAAACTAATACTATCAATCCGTCAAAAAGGCAAACAATTACGGGTTATCCTCATACTGAACCCTTCCAATGCCGAGCATTTCATTTATAAGAAGTACATTGAAAAAACGCACAAGGTGGTAAAGATTGACGGTGTTGAGGTGCAAATATCCACCCACCCTGATGTATTGCATATCCACACCACCTACTTTGATAATAAAGAAAACCTCAATGAGCAGTTTTTTAAGCAGATTGAGGAGATAAAAGCCCAAAGCCTCGCACAAGCCACCGATGAGCAAGGCAATTTTTCTCAATCACTATTCAACAAAACCAAATACGCACAAAAAATCATAGGACGCTGGGCTGATGTATCCGAAGGGGTAATATTCACCGATTGGGAAGAGGGCGAGTTTGATACCTCACTTCCTTATGGCTACGGACAAGATTACGGATTTAGCATTGACCCTGATACACTCATCAAAGTAGCAGTGGATAATCGCAGCAAAACCATTTATATAGATGAAAAGTACTATAACAACAAGCAATTATCCTCTGACGGACTTTACCAGCTTAATAGCACTCTAATAGACAACCCCGATGACCTTATCGTAGCCGATAGTGCCGAACCTCGCCTGATTGCAGACCTAAGAGACAAAGGACTAAACATCGAGCCTTGCGAAAAAGGGGCAGGCAGCGTATCAGCAGGTATTACTACTATGCTCAATTATAAGTTAGTGGTAACGCCTCACAGCTTCAATGTGAAGAAAGAGCTAAAAAATTACGCTTGGAACGATAAAAAAGCAGGTATACCCATAGATAACCACAACCATAGCATAGATGCTATTCGTTATATCACTATGAAGCTGCTAAGCGGTACTAATAACAACCTATATCAACTCGCATCAATGATTTAAACCTATATCAATATGAACGAAAAACCTACTACACAAGAAGATTTTAAACAAGGAATAACACCAATAAACATCGAGCCTTACAAAAAACAGTACGATGTGAAAGAGCACGCCATTTTTCAAGACAAACACAAATATCCTGACCAGTCTATTTTGATACCAATTACAGATGAAGAAGGTAATCCTATGTTAGATGCTAACGGAAAGGAACGTTTTAGAAAAAGTCATCGCGCTCTCAATCGTGTAGGGTTACCTTATCAAAAACGTATTGTAGATATTGCCACGATGTTCCAAACCGCTATTCCCTACAAGTACACCGCTGAAGATAGCCCTCTATTTACTGCCTTTCAGGAGGTTATCAAGTCAAATAAAATGAGCTTTTCAGATAGCAAAATATGTACAGAGGTGAAGCGATACACACAAGTAGCTGAATTGTGGTATCCAGAAGAGGAGGAAAATGAAAAATATGGTGTGCCTTCTAAATTCCTATTACGCCACAAGATACTATCACCCGAAAAGTACAAGCTATACCCACGATTTGACGATAATAACAACCTTATATCTTTTGCCGTTGAAAGTACCACCAAAGAGGGCGAAATTGTATTCCAAGCCTTCACCGCTGAATTTATATACACTTTCACTACTAAAAACGGACAAACCACTACCAAAGTGAAAAAAAATATCATCGGTAAAATACCAGTGGTATTGTACCAGCAAGATAAACCCGAATGGGATGCTGTACAGCACCTTATTGAGATTGCCGAAGTACAACGTACCTACTTCTCTGAAAGTAACAGAAAATTTGGCGAACCTATTCTAATGATAGCAGGCAAAGTCGAGGGGAAAATGTCAGGTAACAACACGGGCGGTAAAGTCTTTGAAGTAAAAGACGGCGGAAACGTGCAATTTGTTGTGCCTCCTAATGCTAATGAGAGTTTCGACAAAGAAATGAGTATGAACCGCCGTGATATACACGAGTTCTCACACACCCCCGACCTTTCTGATGAGTTCTACGCTGGCAAAGGCAATATGCTATCAGGCGTAGGGCGCAAACTCGCTTGGCTACCCGCACACCTCAAAGTGAAAGACAATGAGGCTATATTCATACCCGCACTGCAAAGGCGTATCAATATCATTTTAGCCTTCCTTTCTAAGATGTATATCTCCTTTGAGAAAGAACTCAAAACCATAGACATCACCCCTATCATTACCCCGTTCGATATTGACGATGATACCGAAATGATACGTACCCTTACAGAAGCCAATGGTGGCAAGCCTCTTATATCACAGCGTGAAGCAATGCAGCGTTTCGGCATCACCGACCCTGAAGCCCAATTAAAGCAAATCAAAGATGAGGAAAACAGCAACCTCAATGAAGCCGCTATCTAATGAATTATGATGAGCAACATAGAAAACACCTAATGGCATACCTACAGCAAGTAGAAAGATTGTTTTACCAGCTTGTAGGTACAGCCGTATTTATAGCCCTCAAAACCGATTATAAAGAACTCATCGCAAGTACATTATTTGCTTTTGCAAACACAAAGAAAGGTAAATCCTTTGAAAAGGAATTGGCTAATTTCAGCAACCAATTAGACCAAATCATCAAAGACGGTATCACCAAAGAATGGGCTTTTGCAAACAGCAAACAGGACCAGCTACTAAGAGAAGGATTAACCAAGTATCAGAACCTTGAAGCCCTCGAAACATTCAAAACGCGTAAGATTAAAGATTTTACCGTTTCCGACCGTGTATGGGACATTGCTAAAAAAGCACAAACAGAATTAGAACTCGCCTTATCTGTATCCTTAGAAGAAGGTAAAAGTGCCGCACAGCTAAGCCGTGAAGTGCGTAACCTACTAAACAACCCCACCGCCCTATTCCGTAGGGTCAGAGACCAGTACGGCAATCTTGTATTAAGCAAGAACGCTCAAAACTATCACCCTGGGCAAGGAGTTTATAGAAGTGCCTATAAAAATGCTTTGCGCCTTGCTAGTAACGAAATCAATGTAGCCTATAAGTCCGCCGATTGGTTGCGCATACAGCAAAACCCCGATATTGTAGGCTTCGAGGTACGCCTATCACCACAGCACAAAGTTTATGATATGTGCGATGAGCTGAAAGGCAAATACCCCAAAACCTTCCACTTTCACGGCTGGCACGTAGGCTGCAAGTGTCATATCATCACCTTGCTAAAAACCGATGAAGAACTTATCAAAGAACTCAAAGCCGATGAAACCCTACCCCCTGAAAGTTCTTCTAATTACGTAGCCGAAGTACCCAATAACTATAAGCAATGGGTAACCGACAACAAAGACCGCTTCAAGAATTGGAAAACAAAGCCCTATTTTATTGAGGCTAATAAAGGGTTAGTAACGAGTAATTTAATAAAAGAACAAGAGCTGCAAAAACTCAATACCCCCTACAAAAAAATATATGAGGGTAAGAACAAGGCAATAGTACAAGTAAGTCCTTATGCCGATAAGAAAGACTTAGAAAAGAACATAGCAACCGCTAAAATTATAGCCAATGAGTTAGGAAAGAATGTAAATATCCGTCCCCACTTAGATAGCAATATAGTGCAAATCAAAAACCCTGAATACGAAATAAACGGACTTGTTGCCGATAGAAAAGAAGCAAGTTCATACACAAGTATAAAAAGCCATTTAGATAAGGTGAAAAAACAAATAAATGGAGCTAATGCACAGAAAGGAAGCGTTGTATTTGATATAACCAACTTTGAAGATTGGAAATCTCAAGATATTACCAAAAACCTAAAAGGCAAAATAATGAGCTTTAAAAATAACAATTGGTTAGAAGAAATATACTTTGTGCATCAAAATAAAGCAATAACCTTTACAAAAGAAGAACTACTAACAAACTACTTAGAAGTAATCAAAAAACTAAACACCCTAAAATAAGCAAAGCCTTAACAATCATTGCGCTGATTATTAAGGCTCTACTCTGGTAGCGAATTGACAGTCTTATAACCCTCGCTTCGCGGCAAAAGTTATTAATACCCTTTTGCACCGCAAAGATACAACAATATTTGTAAATAACAACAAAAATATGAAAATAAATAACATCGACATACAAACCACCTACCAAACCCACTTGTTAGATACCAACTACAAAGACCTTCTTTGCTACCCCCCACTTAAAAAACTACCCTCTAACGATTGGGCAGAGTATAACAGCAAAGAGTACGACACCACCACCCCCATACTCGATACCCAGCAGTACACCCTCACCTTCATCAGCAAGGCAACCCATTACGCACCCTTCATCACCTTCCTAACGGCTCAAACCTACAACGATTTTCATTTTGAAGAGTTAGGCAAAACCTTTCGCTTG